GTTCCCACTCCATATGCCTTTCATCAACAAGAAGTCTCATCAACTCTGCTACCGCAATAGCAGGGTGTGTATCATTTAACTGAACTTGCCAATACTCAGGGAATTGTTCTATAGGAATCTCTCTTCTATCAAGACTATTAAGCATATCCTGAAGAGATGCACTCACAAAGAAATGTTGTTGCTTTAATCGAAGTATCTTACCCTGATCTGTACCATCATTAGGATAAAGAACCTTAGAGATAGTTTCAGAAGACACACTCTGTTCTACTGAACCAAGATAATCTCCTATATTAAATGCATAGAAATCAAATGTTTCAGTAGCATCTGCTCTCCATAACCTCAATCTATTACAAGAGTTTACTTTATATCCTAACTGCAAAACATCATAAGGAACTGCTATAACCTGCTCATCAGGAACCCAACGTACCCTATAATTTCCTCTATCTGATACATAATTTTCTACTCTCCCACCAAATCCTACTAATACCGACTCATCTGGTTGACATAATTCCCAAGGCCATTCTCCATGTAACCAGTTATCAGTAACTTCTATCTGCTGATTATCCCTTATTTGCTGCTTGAAGATACCATACTTATATCTAATACCATAACCAGTAGCAGGAACCTTTAAAGTAGCAAGAGACTCCATATAACATGCAGCAAGTCTTCCTAAACCACCATTACCTAATCCTGGTTCTTCTGCCCTTTCTAAAACTTCTTCTAATGTTAAATCAAATTGAGATACAGCTTCTTCTGCTTCCTTTGTAATTCCTAAATTAAAAAGGTTATTACCAAGTTGAGGACCAATTAAAAATTCTGCAGAAAGATATGCTACTTCTTTCTTTGGTGTTTTTGCTGGATTATAATGCTTATCTTCTGAAGTAAGATAATATGACATCATCTGATCTCTCACAGCATAGCACAATGCCATGTAGATATCATGAGACGAAGCAGTATCAGGACGTTTTCCTAAAGTGTAGTATAAACGTTCCGATATGCCATTATAAAGATTACTCATAAGTTATTAGGTCTCCTCGACCTTTTTCTTCTTACCTATATTATACTTGGTTTCAAGTATCCAATCATTTTTTTCTTTATATGCTAACACTTTAATCTGGTTTAAAGGAGCAATATCAGTAATCTTATCTGCATTGAGAACAGTTATCAATCCCCAATCACAAAGTAATTGTATAATTCTATTTCTTCTCTGAACATCATTCTGAGTAAGATTTGCATGTTTACCATCTAATGCAAATAACTCTTTAAAATGAACAATAAAATATCTTCCCTGCTTGTGCAGAATATGGCAGGATTGATATATCTTTTTCTCCTTTCTGGATGCTACTCCAATTCTTGTGAGAGTTTCTCTTACTTTTAAGAAGTCATCTGGTTCATTCAGTGTGACTTCAATCATCTGGTCAGCAGACCATTTGACCTCGGGCTCGGCAATCATTTTGTTCCTCCAGTTTCAAGTTTAGATTTTATAAAATTAAGTTGTTCGTTGGTTAGGATTCTTAGAGCCTGCTTTGCCTTTTCGTTACTATATCCATAATAACGTTTTACCAAGTCAAGATCTTTAATCTCATCTTTGCGGAGCCAAGGAGAGAACCTCTTTCGCTTCCTCACACTATTTAGAAAAAACGAATATTGCATATCAAGAGGAAGATGATGATTCATATTCATCTCATTAGCAAATAAAACTGTGTCCAAATGTCCTGACATACAACGGTTAATAATGTATGCAGGATACTTTGCATCTGGATTCTCTTCTAAGAGATTTACTTTAGTGTGGTTGATTGAGTTCAACCAATCTTTCAATTCGATAGTCATGATTTAGGTAGTTGGCGATTAAAGTTCCAGTAGTCAAATTTTTGCCAGAGATAGTATATTCCTATTAAAGATCTCTTGACAAACTCTTCAAGGAATATAATCGGAATAACAATGAGATCAAATGTACTCATCGTATAATTTGAATATCATCATCCTCTGTCCAGAGTTCGACCTTATCTCTGAATCTATTTTCTTTCTTTAGTTTCTCATATCTCTTACCTGCTTTCTTCTTCCACCACTTAACAATATTCTCAAGATAAAACTTATCCCAATTCTGACCCCGAACTAATTTATCTTGCTTCCCAAGTAAAACTTCCCTTACATTTCCATAACCATAATCAGATGTATAAGATCTTTTTCTCTGAGTAAGTCCGAATGCATTTTTAAGAACTACATTCAACTCTTCAAGTTTCTCAGTCTGACCATGTTCTTTCAAAGAGTTCTTAGTCCATGAAATCATCCTAGTTTGTCTCTTCATCTTTTTAGATGAAACATAACTAGGAGTCACAGGATTATTATTATTAATCTTAGTGAATCTATTATGAAGTTCATGAAATGCTTTATCATGAAGCAAGGGAAGAAACTTACTATCAGTCAATCCTTTATATCTTATAAAAGGTTTTAAACCATCATACTGTGATGCAGAAGTTGTAGAACCATACAATGAGGTAGTTTCAAACCAAGCAATATCCTTTTCAAATACTTCATTAAGTGTCTCTCTTGCAAAGTGAGATACACACATCAATGCAAGTAATTTACCACCAAGATAATTGTAACCAAATGGCTGAGAAGGAACAATCGCAAATCCCATTACAGAATGTTGATTGAATATAGAAAGATTTGCTGGTTGACCTAACCACTCATTCCTTGGTTTAGAATTAATCGTAGGAGAACCAAAACGAATAAAACCTAATATTGTACCAGATTTCTTTTCATAAACTATCCAACGTAATTCTCTACCAGGAATATTCTTCTCAATAATAGCAGAAGAAGTTGCTGTTAAAAGTTCATGATATGTATCCTGACTGACTTGTCTTGTAGGATCATATCCAAATCTATCACCAACAGATTTAATTTCAAACTCCATCTCTTCAGGATGAACATCCTCATTAAAGAACTCATCCTTCAAAGAAACTATAGACTTACCTCTTTCATTAACTGCTGCTTCTTTGGTTACACGAATGTAATCCTCAATAGTTTCAAATCTTTTAAAGTAACTAATGAATTGATCAGCAGCCCAAAGAGCATCTGTCTCACTTATAATCATGGTTTAATAGAACCTATCCCTATTATAACCCCTATTAACTTCAATATCAATTGCATCAAAGATTCTGTGCATTGCACCTGACATTAATCTATAACCAGTACCAACATATATCTGTCCTGCAACTACAGCAACGGTAGCAGTTCCCCAAAATATGTAATAAAATTTAGATTTAACTTGGTTGCGTTGTTTTTGTTTTTCAATCATTTTTCTTCATCATGTGAATGAGTTAATTTACCAGACATCTCATATGCATCTTTGTTGCCACCATGACCATGTGCGATACCTAGTTCATGCATTTTAGCATGTTCGTCAATAGGGTCACGTAAATCTACCTTACCTGGTCCTACTGTGAGGTATAATCCATAACCCATAACAAAGAACAATAGTCCAACTATAATAGCGACCATCTGCCCTTCAGGTGATAATCCTGCATAATTACCATGAGGTATTGTATTAAAAAGGTAAATCATTGTTCTCTAAATTGTCTAATAGTTCTGTTGCTGCACAAAGATTATCTATATTATAAAGCATATCAGCAATATGTTTTGACACATAAGGTTTCTCTGATCTGGATGCAAATGATAATGCATTACGTAAATTTGATTGAGCCTCTCTTAAAGACTCTTCTACTTGTGATGATAAACTCATTTCATAATCTCCTTAATAGCAAAAATACTAAACACAATAGAACCAATACCACTTAATAATAATACGATTCCTAGAAAACCAAAACAGTCAAGTTTAAATGATTTTCTTTTCTTTTTCATTTGAATTTACATTCTACCATAATCTCTGTTAAACAGGCAAGTAAATTTATTTCTTGATCTGCAACAAAAGCGATTTGGTACTGATACTTAGCAAGTATGAGAACAGCAGCAGGGATGGTAGCAGGAACCAAGGAAGAGTAAAGACTATCGTAAATACGACGTAATAAAACAGAAGGATCGTTGTCCAAGTTATTGACACACCATTTACGTACTTCAGGGAAGTTTTTTTCTTTGAGGTTTTTAACGAGATCATTAACCTTTACGTCACTAAAATGTGCAAGTATACCACTATCTATCTTTCCACCAACAGCATATCTTTGACATTCATTAAGAACTCTTCTCCAATCAGGAAAATGTTTATTAATAAGTTCTGCAAGGACTTTCTTATCTGCATCTATCCTTTCTTGTTCTAAAATATGTACTAATCTTCCGAAGAAGGCTGCTGCAATTTCTTGTTTAAGTTTACCCTGAATACCAAACTCCACCACAGCACATCTCGAATGCAGGGGTTCAATGATTTTATTTTTGTAGTTGCAAGTGAAAATGAATCTGCAGTTTCCAGAGAACTCCTCAATAGACGCTCGCAAGAGGAGCTGTACATCGGGAGTGGTATTGTCTGCCTCATCGATGATGATAACTTTGTGTTTCGACTCACTCGTGAGAGATACCGTAGACGCAAAGTTCTTGGCATTATTCCTAACAGTGTCAAGAAAACGCCCTTCATCCGATCCGTTAATGACATAGACATCAACCCCTAACTGATTGCAGAGTGCCTTTGCTACTGTAGTCTTACCACATCCTGCAGGACCAGCAAGAAGTAGATTAGGTACTTCACCTTTATCTAGGAAATCAAGAAAGGTCTTCTTGGTTTGCTCTGGTAAAATACATTCTTCAATTGTTTTAGGTCGATACTTTTCAACCCAGAGAAATTCATCACGCATTATTCAAATGTAGAATCTGGTTCTAGTGCAATAAAATAAGTTAAATCTTGATTTTTACTAGTAAATCTTGAAAGATTGTTCTTTGAACAAACTACATCATAATTACCAGGAAGAATTTTAATATTCTCTACCTTAAAGTTGAATGAGAATACTGCATTCGTCTCTCCCACAATAATAGAGAAATCATTTGAAGTTTCATTCTTCTTATCTCGAACGAGAACCTTAACAACACCATCACCACCAACCACGGCAAGATCAGGTAATTGATATATTGATGCTGCTTTAAGTAACTTATCCAATTGAGATGTGCTTAACTCAAAACTAACATCTTCAGATGGTAAAGTAACCTCTTTATCTGGTGGGGTAATAATTACATTAGCATCTGCAAAGAAATACTTAGAACGCATTCTGCCTTCCTTAATTACAACATAACTATCCTCACCAAAATCTAATTCTGGTATATGTGGTTTATGCAATTCAAGACCATTTAAAAATTGGCTAAGATCATAGATACCAAAATCTTTTGGTAACTCTTCATCAATAGTTGCTTCAGCAAGAATGTTCTTCATCACACTAATTGTGCGAAGTTTACTTCCTTTCTTAAAAAGAATGGATTGGTTTATATCCTTAAAATTCTTAAGGAGTAAAAGTGTTTTGTCAGAAAGTTTCATAACCACGGGTCGGAGTTTCATTGAGTTGCCCACTAAAATGA